CACCGCCGTCACCTTTGCCCCGATAGGGGCCAAGCCCAGCCCCAGCCCCTGGTTGGGGGGCGGGTCGATGGCATTCTGCACCTTCTCCACCAATGTGGATGAGGCAGGCAGGAAATCCGCCCCCAGAACGGACAGCTTCACAGTGCCACCGCCGCTCCAGGTGGGGTATACCTGCACCCCGCCCACGCCGTCAATGGCGAGGACGTTCTGGCGGTAGTCGGCAATATTGCCGCCAAAGGGACGGTTATTGAGCGCCTCAATCAGCCGTTCCCGAAATGCGCTGTCGGTCTCCGTGTCGTCACCAGGCACCAGGATATCCGTAATCTGTGCACTGGTCAGCCCCGGAATGGCGGTAATCGGCAGGATGGGCCCGGTGTACTCGTTTCCGATGGCGCCGGGGGTCTCCGCGGTAAGCTGGTACTGGTTCCCCGTATCGGTTGCTGCCGTTACGGTAAAGTTGATTGAGCCCGCTCCGTTGATAGTGGAGAACCGGGCTCCAATGGGCACAGAGGTATTGAACACGCCCAGGCGTACCGCGGCGGAGGCCGGATATCGGGTCAGGCCGCCAATCACAGCCAGCATATCCAGGGAATCCCCCACTGCTGTCTGCACGAAGGCCGCCCGCTGTACCTGATCCAGGCTGAGATAGAACCCCGCCAGGGTGTAGGCCGCCGGAGAGATGGCCGTCGGGATGGGGGCCGTGTCCCGCTTGTCATAAGTATCGGGCACCCAGTCCAGCATCTCCTGACGGAGGCTGGCATAGGTCTCTTGAGTAAAGTCAATCAAGTGATATCCACCTCCACACTGGTCTGCATCTCTCCATATACTGTGCTCACGGTGAGGGAGGCCCTCAACATATCCCCTTCCACGGCATACGTAAAGCCGGAGATCCCCCGCACCCGGTCGTCCATTTTCAGCGCCTCGGTGATACGCCGCTGAAGTTCCGAGGCCACATACCCTGGGTCCTGCCCGATGAGCCCATCCCACTGCATCCCGGAGTAGGGGGAATAAATCTGCCAGCGGAACCGCTCCACATTGAGAATGACCTCCACAGCCTGCCGGACAGAATACCAGCCGTCACATTCCCCCTGGATGCGGCTGGTTTCCTTGTTGATATACCACGTCCTGGAGGGCTGGGAGACGAAGGACACCCCGGCGGACAGGTCGATAGCGGATGTAGGCAAAGTCGGCATCAGGCTTCCTCCTCAAAAATCCGGGACAGGACGATGAACTTCTGCCCGTGCTGTACCCGCAGCAGGAGCACTCTGTCCCCCTCCTCCAGCCTGCGGTTCAGGATAATAAAACCGTCCTTGACAGGCAGCTTCTTCCCGTCCTCCCAGCACACAATGTCCTCCCCCTGCAGGGCGGCGTCCGCCCCCTCAGAAACCAGAGCGTATTCCCCCAGGTAGGAGCCATCCAGTCCCGTGGTGGTGGTGCCCGC